TCCAACCCATCATTGGACGCCATTTACTGTTCATCCAATCTTCTTTTTTCTTTTCGCTTTCGCTTTTAACTTCTTCTGTCATTTTGTTTCCTTAGTAATTAAACGCTATATTACCGTTTGCATCTACGTAGCTATTTACATCAGAAGTTGGTTCTGGTGTTTGAGCACTTCTTGTAATTTCTAATTTCTTAGAAGCTAAAGTTGGTTTAGGTTCTGACTTATTTAATACTTCTGATCGCCAGTATTTATATGCGAAACTAACACTTAACTTCATTACATCTTTCTGATCATATCCCATTTGAACTTGACTAACAGTTTTTGGGTATACTTCATATAAACCAACTATATATTTTGGTTTATTATTTAAGTCTTCAACAAAAATCTTAACTAAATCAGAAGTATAATTACTATAATAATTAAAATTTCTTGTATTAATATTGTGAACACTTAAAATCCACTCATCAAAAATACCTTTAATGATCATGTTCCCATCAACATAAAAACTCAACGTGATTGGATCGTAATTCATCTCATACGGCATTTCTCTAACTTCACCGAATGTTCTAATTGGTGTTGTATTTACATTCAATCCAGGTAGCTGTACAGCTTCACAGAATAGCATCATCTTTCTGTATTGATTAGTATTATAAGATGTTCCTGGGAGAGCCATCTCAACCGTATAACGATTTGATCTTGCTAAACCAGATTCACCGATCTGTGATACAAAATTTGATATTTTCATATACTAGCCTGAGAGTCTTTCCATACATTTTGTTTTGAGGTTTTCGCAAATCGTTCTACTGGTAACATCATGGCTGTCGCCCAGTCGTTGGAATCAATTTTCTTAAACGATGTTTTAACATGTGGCAGTAGATAATGTTTGATACAAGGTTCCGCTAATTTAAACTTAGATACACCTGCGATCAATTCCCATGAATATCTTATTCTAGTAGTAGCATCCATTTTATCATTGTTCTTGAATACCATCAAACGATCTAACAAACGAATACGTAATTGATAAGGAAGATAGTGCATATTTAAACCCATGAACCCACCAGGAACTGCTGCGTATGGAAATACTAAAGGAAACTTATCATAGTACGGTAGGGTTTCCTTTAGTTTTGGATCATATCCAAACATGTAAAGATTCCCAGGAATAACACGTGCTTTCAAATTACCATTATTCTCACGCATTAGTCGTTGTGGTGTGATCCTCTGCTTATCGAGAAGCAGTACTTGTTGGGAGAACCACCCACGAGATTTTGTTAATGCAGTTTTGAGATCGTATTTATTACGCTCAAAAATGTCATTCATGGAAGGGTTTTTAGGTTGAGTAGCCATTTAATTATTTAGGTCATTTAATACCAAGTTCATGCTCGGTGATAATCTTAAATTCCCATCCACGATCTTTTGCATACTCAGTAGCAGCTTTCCACTTAGCTTGATTTTTAATAAAGGTCATTGATTCTGTTAGATAACGCTGAGTCTGACGACCTGGATATACTGGTGGAATAGTTTGAGCAGCTGGTTTTACCTCTACGAGATAGGTTCTAAGCAAACCTTCTTTGTTCTTAATTTGAATCTGAAAGTCCACGAAATAACGATGAATCTTATCATCGGTTGGGCATCGATACGGTACGACTGTTTCTTCGGATTTCCACTTAACGACCGATGGGTTTTTATCACACCATGAGGCGAATTTAGTCTCCCAGGAACTACGCATGATTATACACGTAGGATCACCTGAGTATTTTTCTGGAAATGCAGGTACGAATCGTCTTTTATGGAACATAAATATTGTAAAGAATAAATAACCACTTTTATTTAGACGTAAGTAATGCGCCTAAATAATAATGTAAGCCACCCAAAAATAGAGAACTTATGGCAGAAACAAACGAAAAACCTACCGCACCCCAATTCGAAACTACCAAAGCGCAGAAATTCAATGCTAAAGAATTTGCAATTGGTGGAATGTCGTATCCGAGTGACTTGTTTAGTAACCAACGTGTTTATGGTGGAAACTACGTACTTTTCAATATTAATGTAAGTGATGATTCTAGATTATTAAAATCTGGTTCTGCCACGGCAGTTCAAAATCAGCCAACACGTGATCAGCGTGGCACATTAATTGGTAGTAAAATTACGAGTGGTGAAGGTGTTCTTGCCGCAGCAGAAATTGGTGCTCTTGGTGGTGGGTTGTTGAGTGGAAATTTTGACGGAACTGCTGTTGGTGCATTACTTGGGCTAGGTGCTGGTGCAATTGTAACTGATGCAACTGGTGGTGATTTATCACGACAACAGAAACGAATTACTGCTGGAATCATGCTTCATGTACCAAATCAGTTGAATATAAATTATAGTATGGAATGGTCTAGTGAAGAAACCTTTGCTTTTCAAGCAGCAGCCATGGCCAATAGAGAAATAGGTAAAGCAGTTGAAGGTGGAGAGAATGCAGCAAAGTCAATTGCAAAAGATATTGCGTTAAATCTTGCGCTATCAAAGACACCTATTAGTGGTGCTCTTTCTGCAGCTTCTGGTATGGCAGCAAACCCCATGAAGGAACAGGTATTTAAAAATGTAAACTTTAGAAAATTTACATTTGATTATACTTTTGCACCTCGTACTGCTGCTGAAGCAAGAACTGTTAATAAAATTATAAACACATTTAAACTCCACATGCACCCAGAGTTTAAAGATACTTCAAACTTTGTCTTTATCTATCCATCTGAATTTGACATATCATATTATTCTGGTGGTACTGAGAATTTTAATTTACATCGCCATCCATCTTGCGTACTTGAAAGTATGAATATAAATTATACTCCAAATGGTGCATTCAATACCTTTGAGGGTGGAATGCCAACTCAAATTAATGTCACCTTGTCGTTCATAGAATTGGCAATCTTGACTAAAGCACAAATAGCGAATAATTACTAATGAGTTACTTTAACAATCTCCCAGAAATATATTACAACTTCATGGTGAATGGAGACGATAAACTTTTCATCGTCCGAGATATCACTGCGAATGTAAGACCATTAAAAAACACTCTCGATAATATAACATTGTATGATCTCTATGATATTATTGATGGTGAGACTCCAGAAATTATATCAAACAAATTTTATGGTTCGCCCAAATATCATTGGGCAATAATGATGGCAAACCAGCGTTATGATTATTTAAATGATTTTCCATTACCTTATGAAAGATTAGTTCAATATGGTATTGACAAATATGGCGAAGGTAACATTTATGACACACACCATTACGAGGATGAAAATGGGTTTGTTGTAAATAGTGATTATCCATCAGCAACTCCGATAGATAATATTACATATGAAGAAAGAATTAATGAATCGAAACGAACTATTAAATTAGTTTCCCTTCAGATTATACAACAAATGAATTCTGAATTTGAAAGATTGATGGCATAATTATGTTTGATTTTCTTGGTACTGCATCAAAGGGATTTAGTTCTGATAAAATCAGACAGGCTGGAGACGTCAATGTTGAAAAAATTGAAATAAAATCTCTTGCAAATGGTAAGACATTTAACGTAACAAATCAATTACTAACCATTCAAATATATGAAGATCTATTTGCGCCATTCATGTCTGGCTCTTTAATCTTTAGCGAATCACTTGATTTTGTTGCTAACTTTCCTTTCATTGGAGAAGAAGTAGTAACCATAAGAATTTTTACCCCTGGATTCGACAAGTCACAACCAAAAGATGTAATAAACGCAAGATTTTATATCTACAAAATATCTGATCGTGAGAAGTTGGCAGACAGAAACGTGGTTTATCAACTACACTTTATTGCTGTTGAAGCGGTGACTGATCTTAATACAAAAATTTCAAAAGCATTTGAAGGAAATATTCGTGAGATAGTACCTCAAATTGTTGGTACATGGTTACAAGGTCCACAGCAAGAGTTTAAGAAAAATGTAAGATGTACTTTAGTCGAAAATAAAACAAAATATGTTTCTAATTATTGGTCTCCAATTAAAAATATAAATTATCTCGCTGAACGTGCTCTTGACTCTAAAGGAAATCCAACATATATCTTTTTTGAAAATAGATATGGGTTTAATTTTATTTCGCTGGATGAACTAAATGCAAGAAGTGTTAAACAACAATTTTTAAATAATGCAGTCCAAGATGAAGTAAAACCAGGTGGTGGTTCTACAAGAAATATAGAGAAACAATATCAAAGCATTAAAGATTTTGAAGTTATATCAAGTCAAAATTACATGGATAATGTTCTGGGTGGAGCCTATGGATCTACCATAATGTTTTTTGATATAACTAAAAAGAAATTTAAAAGAATTACTTATACACCAAATCCAAAATTTAATCCTAAAGAAACTCATTTAAATGATAAGGCATTATTTACATCAAAATTAATTGCTACGAATAAAGGTGTTTTGTTCAACGATGTTGTGCACTCAAAAATGTTTGGTGAAGAATGGGATGATGTTACTAGTGTAACTATGAGACTAGAACGTATGTCTAGATTAAAACTAGCAGAATCATTTAAAATTAACATTGTAGTGCCAGGAAGAAGTGATTACACAGTTGGTGATAAAATTAAAGTACGAAGTTACAAAAATGCTCCGACAACTATGTCAGATAGTGAAGACCAGATTCTAGATAAAACTATATCTGGAAATTATTTGATAGCTACTATTAATCATGTGATTGATAGAAAACATCATGAGTGCCATATGCAATTAATTAAAGATTCTTACGATAAGAAGTTAGATAATGTTTAAAAAGTTTTATACTGGATGCGTAGAGGACAGAGATGATCCTTTAAAAGTAGGACGTTGTAAAGTTCGTGTTGTTGGTCTTCATACTGAAGATAAAACTGAACTTCCAACGAAAGATCTGCCATGGGCTCAACCTGTATTACCTATCACTGAAGCTGGTTCTTCTGGTGTTGGTAGTTCACCAGTTGGACCAGTTCCTGGTACATGGGTATTAATTTTCTTCATGGATGTAGACGAGCAGATTCCAATTATGATGGGAACTCTTACGGGAGTTTCTCAAAAGGAAGATGCTTTTGAAGGTGGTAATGTACAAACTCCGCTAGTTGTTAATAATTATCAATTGGATGGTAATCCAACACCAGCAGCTAATGCTCCACCTCCACTGACAGTCTCATCTGGTGGTTCAGTTGGATCAGATAAACTTCCACCTGGCAAAGTTGTAAGCACAGAAAATGTTATTGGTCCACTTGCTAAACTTATTAAGAGTGGTGAGACAGTTGCGGGTAGTTATGATACTTTTACAAAATCTTCAAATGGTCCACAAGGAACTTCTTCTATAGCAACTGGTAGTGGTAATGTCAAATTGTCTAAGATGACAATTAAAGACATCATGGAAAAACAATCAATGCCAGCTGGAAGTCCAGATAAACTTTCTTCAGTTGGTAAGTATCAAATCGATCCAGTAACTTTAAAGAATGCGATTCAAGCACTTAACATAGATGTAAATCAAACATTCAGTGAGTCAACACAGGATCTTATTTGTCAAGAATATATTGTTGCTCGTAAACGTCCGAAGCTATTTGCGTATTTTAAAACTGCTTCTAAAACTGATGAAAAGTTATTAAAAGATGCTGGTGAAGCACTTGCAGCAGAATTTCCTACATATGAAGATCCATACAATCCTGGATTCCCATATGGTGGTGAGAAAGGTAACTACTATAAAGCTGGACATAGAGTTGCCACTAAATTTGATACTGTTAAAGAAAACCTATTACAAGAATGGGAATTTAGAAACGACGCAAACAATCCTTCACCAACAGTAGCAATTGCGGGTGGTGATAAAGTTGAAAAGGGATCTGATTTTTCTGGTGTAAGAAAATTACTACCACCAGATGATTCAACCACAACTCCTCCAGAATCTTCCACTGCAGCTGGAACTAATATTCCAAATGAATTTCCAAATCCAGATATTATTGGTGGTTTGGATATCTTAGGTGCTGGTAATCTAACAAACTTTGCTGATCTTGGTAATGCATTTAACGCAGCTGCACTAACTGCTGCTGGTGATTTAAATAATCTCGGATTGGGTGATCTTGGTAAACTTGGTGATCTTGGATCAGCAATTGGTGAGTTAGGTATTTCTGGTCTTGGTAATTTAGATGCATCTTTACTATCATCAATAACTGCCACTCAAACTGAATTTGCAAATTTAGCAAAGCAAGTTAATTTAGATGGTGATATTAATAAGGTTCTAACAAGTGTAACTGGAACTGCCACCAGTACTCTTACTAGTTATGGCAATAACCTAAATGATATATCATCAAATCTTGGTATTGATAATCCATCTGGTACTGTTAGTGGATTAGTTGCTAATCTAGGATTATCTTCAGCTGATCCTAGATTGCTGGTAAAAGAAATGGAGAAAATTGCTGGTTCCACTGCTGGACAAGCAAAAGCATTATTAGTAAAACTACAAGGTGAACCATCTAAACCACAAGCAGTTCCCATGGGAGAACGCAGACCAGATGGAACTATTAGTAATGGTAGTTTAGTTGATCCAACTAAAGGATTCCAAGATCCAAATGGTGTATATCCAAAG